CCTTGATTTGTAGCGTACATTTCCAGTGTCGAAGTCACCATCCATACTTGTTTCCATAGAGGTTCTAACAAAATGTTTAAACCCATTTGGAATATCGGTCATTATAAACCACGCATCAGTATCTGTAAGATAATGATTAACGGCAAAGCCGTCAGGAATAGTGCCCATTGATCTTATCGCATTAATGTCGTTATCAGCGGTAGCAACCCGAAGTTCGGATTTCAATATCCTCTGAGCAACAAACATTAAGTTAGGCGGTATAATCAACTTTCTAGGCTTGCCTGCTATAAGCAAACCGCGCTCATCCGTCCACCCAGCTACTGTAATAACAGCCGCTTCCAAAGAAGTTTCGTTAAGGTCAGCTTGGGTTGAAGGAGTATTGGCATTAGTTCCACCAGAAACAAGAGGGTGAGAGGTGCTGAACAAGTCAACGCCATCACCTGAATCAAAAGAACCACCGCTAAATCCATTGTTAAATGGATTAACAGCTTTCACTTGTTTCGTGTAAGCCATAGCTCTGGCAAGTGCTTTCGTGTAGCGAGCAGAAAGAGAATCGTAAAGATTATCTTCCATTGCTTCTTCAGTAATCGCAAATCCCATCGCAATGGTTTCGTGGTTGTAACGAGCCGTGAATGATTCTTGGGCGTTATCATAGCTGATAGCCGACCCTTCATCTTTCACTGGAGCAGCATTAAAGCCACTTAATTTGACTTCTTCTTCAAACGATCTGTCCGAAGATTCAGTCTCATAAATGTCTTCATGCTCATTCTCATACTTGGCGTACTCTAATCCGAATAACGCATTCAGTCCCGGCAGAAGTTCTTTTAGTAGCTGTGCTCTTGAAATAGCCATTTACTAATCTCCTTATAGTCCTGTTGTGTTATCGTAAAGGTGCCCAACATTAAACTTGACGATAACATCTGTATAGCTATCCCCAACAGCCGAGTTCGGACCATCGATAAAATCGATGATACGAAGTGGTAGCGTGTTGGTTGTAGCTGTAGTAGATATATCTACACTGTTTTTGCTGGTACCAATAGAAGTAGAGCCTGCTGTTTGGGTAACCGCGCAATTACTTCCCAAAACAGTCTGTGCGGCAGTGCCGTCACATTGCATTTGGAAAAGAATATTGGGGTCATCCATAACATAAGCCACAGCATCCGAAGCCGTTGTATCAGCAATCCACTGCTGGTTGAATGTCAAGTTCTTGGAATTTGGATCGGTGTATTTACATCCGACAAAAATACCTACAGGGGTCATAGAAGTGGTACCAGCATCTTTTTCTACTGTACCAGCAGCCACTAATTTAACGAAGTCACCATAAAAAATAGCAGTGTCGTAAGCACTTGCAATTTTAATATGACGAACTTTCCCTGTGAAAGAACCATTACAACTCAGTCCAGCTTGTGGCATAGCGCCATAAGGCGTTGCACTACTAGGCATAACTGTGCTCCTTAGTCACAAAGTTAAAATTTATAACCACAAGAATTATTTCTTGCGATTACTCCCGAAAGAAACCCTTGTTTGCCTTTCCGGTTTCATCATAGGCATTCTGGGGTCATTCTCTCTTAGGTAATTATTGTCTATGCCATCCATCTGTTGATCAGCAGCGTCTTGATAATAATCTCTACGTTGCTTCACAATTTCTTCTGAACATTTACACAATAACAACCCTCCAACTTCAATTGCTCCTTCCTGTGCCCAACGCGAGTTTTCATCAGACAGAATTTTCAATTCTGGATGATCCTCGGACTTGACGGGTTCCCACCCCTCTCGAAACCTACTAGATACATTGGTGTTATCAGGTTGACCTACCATACTGGTACGAATCCATCTAAACACCCAACCATCTCTCGGATCAGGGTCAGGTAGAACATTTGGTGGAGACCACGATTTTTTCCGCTCTGTGGTTTCACGGATTTCCTCCCTTCGGGGGGTGCGCTCTTCAGACATTGTTCATATCCTTTATTAGTTGATTAGCATATTGCTTTGGTGTCAACCCAAGCCTCTTTGCGAGGGAAACTTGGGTAGCCGTTAACTGCACTTTGCGTGGTCTTGCACTATTATTGCGTGTAGCTGGTGCTACCACGGAACTCTGAGATGTCGTAGTAGGTGGCTGTCCCTTTTCCATCCCAAAGTAATCAGGAAATACTTCCTTCATGCGTTTGTCAATCCTTGTATAATAATCTTCCG